AACTAGACTACAGCATTCAGTTAAGTAAATTATTCTATGAACGTTTTATCCAGAATAAAGAAATCACGTTATTTTCCCCTCATGATGTTCCTGGTTTGTATGAGAGTTTTGGGACCGATAAGTTTGATGACCTATATTGCCGTTACGAAAATGATGAATCCATCCCCAGAACCACAGTTGGAGGTCAAGAGCTTATCCTCGACTTATTGAAGGAGAGAGCAGAGACTGGTCGTATCTATATTATGAATATAGATCATTGTAATAGTCATTCATCTTTCAAAGATAAGGTGGAGATGAGTAATCTATGTCAAGAGATTACATTACCAACATATCCTCTTACTCATATTGATGATGAGTTGGGAGAGATTGCTCTTTGTATTTTGAGTGCAGTTAACGTTGGTAAGGTAAGAACTGATGAGGAGTTAGAAGACTTATGTGACCTTGCAGTGCGTGGATTGGAGGAGTTGATAGACTATCAAAGATACCCTGTAAAGGCAGCAGAAGTTGCTACAAAGGCACGTAGAAGTCTTGGGGTAGGGTTCATTGGTCTTGCACATTATTTGGCAAAACTTGGTTTTAATTATGATTCTCAAGAGGCATGGGATGCAGTTCATGGTCTGTCTGAGTCTTTTCAATACTATCTTCTCAAGTCATCAAATAAGATTGCACAAGAGAAGGGTCATTGCACCAACTTTGGAAGAACCAAATATGCTGATGGAATCCTTCCTATAGATACATATAAGAAAGATGTAGACGAAATCTGTTCTCAGGAGTTGCAACATGATTGGGATAGTTTACGGAATGATATCACCACCTACGGTCTTAGGCACTCAACACTGTCAGCACAAATGCCATCGGAGAGCAGTTCCGTTGTGTGCAATGCCACAAACGGAATTGAACCACCTAGAGATTACTTGTCCATTAAAAAATCAAAGAAGGGACCTCTTAAGCAGGTTGTTCCACAATACAATTCTTTAAAAAATAATTACACACTTTTATGGGAAATGCCTGACAATAAAGGATACATAAATGTAGTGTCTGTGATGCAGAAATTCTTTGATCAAGCTATATCTGGTAATTGGAGTTATAATCCAGAGAACTATGCTGATAATGAAGTCCCTGTGAGTGTCATGGCACAAGATTTTTTAACTACATATAAGTATGGTTGGAAAACATCATATTATCAGAACACTCATGATATGAAGAGTGATGAAAATGAAGAAGATAAACCTAATTTAGAAAGTTTGATGTCTGAATTAGAAAATGCTAAAGAGGAGGAGTGTGAATCCTGTGCCATCTAATGTAAAGGGAATGACTGTCTTCAATACTGAAGATGTTAATACTAAAAAACAACCTATGTTTTTTGGTGCTCCATTAGGAGTTCAAAGATATGATAATTTTAAATATCCTGCTTTTGAAAATTTAACTAAACAACAATTGGGGTATTTTTGGAGACCCGAAGAAGTATCATTACAGAAAGATCGTGGAGATTATCAAACACTGCGTCCAGAACAAAAGCACATCTATACAAGCAATCTTAAATACCAGATCATGCTTGATAGTGTACAAGGTCGTGCTCCTGGTATGGCTTTCCTACCTTACTGTTCTCTACCTGAGTTAGAAGCATGTATGGAAGTATGGTCTTTTATGGAGATGATTCATAGTAGATCATATACCTATGTGATTAAGAATGTATATTCAGATCCATCAGAAGTTTTTGATACTATCATTAAAGATGATAGAATTTTGGAACGTGCCATTAGTGTTACAGGTGCATATGATTCTTTTATTAACTATGCACAAGAGTGGGGACAAGGTAATTTGTGGAGAAAAGATTCTAAAGGATCTCCATCTGCCGAGTGGACACGTAAAGATTTAAAGAAGCATCTCTATAGAGCAGTAACAAATGTCAACATACTCGAAGGTATACGCTTTTATGTTAGTTTTGCTTGCAGTTTTGCATTTGGTGAACTTAAGCTTATGGAAGGGTCAGCTAAAATTATATCCCTTATTGCACGAGACGAGAACCAACACCTCGCATTAACACAGAATATAATTAACAATTGGAGAAAGGGAGATGATCCTGATATGGTAGAGATTGTAAAGGAAGAACAAGAGTGGACTTATCAGATGTTTGATAAGTGTGTGAATGAGGAGAAGAAGTGGGCAGAGTATCTATTTAAAGATGGTAGTATGATTGGTCTAAATGATAAATTACTCTATCAGTATGTTGAATGGGTTGCTAATAGAAGACTTAGATCTATAGGACTCAAACCACAATATGATATACCTGCAAAGAACAATCCCTTACCTTGGACAGAGCATTGGATCAGTTCTAAGGGTCTTCAGGTAGCACCACAAGAGACAGAAGTAGAGTCGTATGTTGTTGGTGGTATCAAACAAGATGTTGAAAAGGACACATTTAGTGGATTTAAATTGTAGTTTGTAGTTAAATATAGTATGTCAGGTTGGATTTTTTTCTTATGAACATTCCATTACTTTCAAGAAAATATCCAAGTTGTTCTTGGCCAAATAACTTATACAGAACGTACATGAACGGAAGACTTAAAAAAGTAGATATGGAATCACGTCTCCTTCATATAAAAAAGGGGATTGATGAGAAGGTTTGGTATCCTGAATGGACATCAAAGGAAAGATGGGCAGCACAGCAAGCATTAAATAATGCATTAGATATTCTTGACGAATTTGATTACTAAATAAAGAGAATATGAAAACTATGAAATGGTTGAAGTTGGAGTTTATGAAAACCCCTGGTTATATGAGGGTAAACCTTTCACTTCTAACGATATTGATGATCTCTTCGGTTTCGTCTACTGCATTACAAATATTCAGAATGGGAGAGAATACATTGGACGTAAATACTTCTGGAAGTTTAGAACGCCTAAAGGAAAGAAACGAAAAGTAAAATCTGAATCTGATTGGAAAAAGTATTATGGGTCTTGTCCAGAACTTAAAGAAGAAATTCAACAAGTGGGTAGATGTAACTTTAGCAGAGTTATGCTCAGCTTACATAAAACAGCTGGCAAAACAAACTACGAAGAAACGAAACAACTCTTTGTCCACGGAGTGCTTACAGAACAACTTGACGACGGAACACCGAAGTACTACAATAGTAACATCCTCTCAAGATACTTCAGAAAAGACTATTATGGAATGGGACAAAACTGATGAAGCTGTTGTTTATGCTAGGGAATGGTCACTTGATATGATTGATTCTGATATTCCTATGGAGAATGCAAAAGCAATATATGAAGAGTTTCAAGAATGGATTGATGTGGATGAGGATGCTGAATCTTTAGAAGTGCTTGCTTTAGAACCAATTGAACCTATAGATGACCAAAGTTAGTATTGTTGGTGGAGGCAATGCTGGATGTATTACTGCTTTATATCTTTCATGGTATATAAAAGATCTTGAAGTAGAGTTAATTTACAATCCAGATGTTCCTTGCGAGAGGGTAGGACAGGCAACTGTTCTTGATCCTCCTAAACTTTTGTGGTCTTCTATTGGATTTGATTGGTATCATAATCCAATAAATGCAACATTTAAAAGTGGTATATTATATGAGGGATGGGGACAATCAAACGATAAAGTATTTCATGGATTTCCTGCTAACAGTATGGCAATGCATTACTGTCCTTGGGAGATGCAGAATGCTGTTTTAAAATCTGGTTTGTTTAAAGTTATAGAAGGTGAGGTAGATCCTAAAGATGTAGATGCAGATTATGTGTTTGATTGTAGGGGAAAACCGAACGATTATTCTGAATATGATGAATTAGTTAATCCAACTAATGCTTGTTTGTTGGGTAAACCGAATTGGGATACCACAAAAGCATTTTGGAGTAGGCATGTTGCTACTCCTGATGGTTGGACATTTGTAATCCCAACTCATTCCCAATCACCATCACATGATTATTCTGTGGGTTATTGTTACAACAGTGATATAACTCAAAAAGAAGAAGCAGAATATAATTTCTTAGAGATGTTTGATGTTGAAGTAAAACATCAGGTCAATTTTAAAAATTATGTTGCAAAAAATCCTATTGTTGATGATAGAATATTTTTAAATGGTAATAGATTATTCTTTCTAGAACCTATGGAATCATCTTCAGTGCAAGGATATATTGAGTGTGCTAGATTTTTTGCTGACTATATAATTACAAAAAGAGCACCAGTAAAACAAGCTGGGTCTGCTGCTAGAGAATATATTAAAGAACTTCAAAATTTTGTTCTTTGGCATTACCAATTTGGATCAAAGTATGATACTCCATTTTGGGATTATGCAAAGAAAATATCTTTTAAAGATGATAAATTTGATGCAATGTTAGATTACTGTAAAGATACTGAGAGGGTAAATCTTATACCTAAAGGTTATGGTGGATCTACAAATGATTATTCTATGTATGGACAGTGGCCAGCTTTTTCATTTAAGATATGGTATGATGGTATGACAAGGAAAGAAAAATGATTGTAGTAAGATGTAGACAATGCAATACTGAGGTAAAGAGTGATTCGCAATCAAAAAGTTGTGGATGTCCTAACATGCTAACTGTTACTGGTGATACATTCAGTGCGGTTGACCTAACTAGTATTGTAGTGGTAAGATCTAATCAGAGTAAGGAAAGAGATGGTCTTACTTCACAGGATCTTGCTTGGCAAGAACAACGACGTAAAAGAAAAATACGTAAATTAGATTTTGAGGTTCGATGACCGAAGACAAAATCAAACAAATCTGCTATACTAAAGAAGAAGTAGACTCGATGATTGCTTTCGCTGTAGAAGAGGCACGTAGAATTGACGAAGCCTCAATGGCAAAGCATAATAGAGAAGCAACTATCATTAGTATGATTCTAGGGTTCACTACCCTAGCATTGTTTGTTGATGGGTTGCTTAGAATATTGGGAATCATTCCTCCCTTTATGCATATTGATGTCAATATCCTAGATAGGATTGCTGACAGAGTTGAACATGATGTTATAGACAAAATAAGACAAGTACCAATCAAACGACTTTTCTCAAATTAATTATGGCAATTTACAATGAATGTAAGATCGTGATCAACCTTAACCAACTTGTTAAGGCACGACCATGTGGAGTTGATTTAGATGATGAGCATGTAGATAATATTGCAAATGATCTTCGTAAGAGAATGACATTTGATTCTTTGTTTGGTCAAGTAGATCAAACTATTTGGGACTATGCAGAAGATGCTGGTATAGATCTATCAGAATCAGAAGAGTGTAAATCTTTTGGATTTTCTATTCCTGAATATGGTTCTACAACCATTGAAACTATTGAGTTGACTAAGGAGAAGGAAAGGAAAGAAAGAGAGAAAGAGTTTAAGAAGAATTTTGATATGGTAAAATTGGATGGTGGTTCATGGATACTTGAAGTTCCTATAAGAAAAAATAAATGATGGTTCTGTTTAACATCATCTTTATTATCTCATTCTTTATTTTGGGAGTGGGAGCATTGATGTTAATATGGAGGAACCTTGATGATATTAATAAACTAAATAATCCGAAGACAATTTTAAAAGATCTTCATCCCGAATTGGAAAACGTTCAACCAGGAGATGAATTAATGACTGTAAATTTTGGAGAAGAAAATGAGGAGGATCCTCTATACAAATCTCTTAAGAACCGTATTGATGAATTAAATGAGGAACGATATGATGATGAGGATGATGAAGACGAAGATGATGGTGGCGATGTGGTGGTGAGAACATGAAAAGCATTAATGAAGAACAGAAGGCACTTGAAAGACTTCACGATGAATATCGTCGTCAATTAAAGGAAAGGAACCAACCAAATACTGAAGAGGAGTGGATTAAACTCCATATAGATGATAATGATGATGGTGCTTGACTTATAAGTCATTCTCCTTTATAATATTTGTGTCAACCATTAGAGAGCAATGACTCTAACTACTAAGTTTAAAAAGGATTTAAACACCTTACGTGCTGCAGCAAACAAAGAAATATTCTTGGATGTCAAAAATCCCAAATTATATAAGAAGGTAAAAAGATATTACGAAGGGTTACAATATATTGATCTATCGGGTGAAGACCCTGACGCAGACTATAACGCTGTGATAGACTGTATTATAGAAGACCTACAAGGAGTAATCTGAAATGACTGTTATTATGGAACGGTTCCCATACCGTTATGTTGAGGATGGTATCATTGAATTAAATGGTAAACCAGACTATCGTATTCAGAAGTTTAATGAATACACTCGCAGATACAATGACATGTATCTTTGTGATAATTCAATACAATTTGATTGTGCTTTAGAAGATTTTGAATACACTAAGTGGCTTGATCCTGCATGTGTTCCATGTTATATCGGAGATAAGACTACTTAAATGGTAGATAATTCTTGGAAACCACTATTGGTCAGAGAATCTGAAATCCCTGACCATATGTGTGATTTTATTATAGAGAGTATGGTAGATGGTTACATTGCAGGTTCCACTGAAGGTTCTAGAGTTGATTCTATTAGAAATGTTGGAGTTCAATATAGTGATCTCTTATGGTTAAATTCAATGTTACGTGGATATGCTTTGTATGCTAATGATGCAAACTTTGGATATGAATTAGCAGGGGATCCAGAAGAGGTTCAAATATCTAAGTATGATGTTGGTCAGTTTTATGGAAAGCATCAAGATTTTGGATATAATAAAGATAAAATTTATCATACTAGAAAATTAAGTATGTCAGTTCAACTATCCTCTGAGAAAGATTATGAAGGGGGAGAGTTGGTGTTGGAGAGTGGTGATAATGTTTTTACTTGTCCTAAATCAAAAGGAACTCTTTTAATATTTGATAGTAGAATTGTTCATCAAGTAAAACCTGTTACTTCTGGTGTTAGGTATTCTTTAGTAAAATGGATACATGGAGAGAGGGCATTACGATAAAGTTGACATCTATTCCTACATTCCTTATACTACATAGTATGGAGTAAAATTAATTTTCATGCTTGATAATAAGAAAACTGCATTAGTATTGGGTGCAGGTGGTTTCATTGGAAGCCATATGGTGAAGAGATTAAAGTCTGAAGGTTACTGGGTTCGTGGAGTAGATCTTAACTTTCCTGAATTCTCATCTACACATGCTGATGAGTTTGTTACTGGTGATCTTCGTGATGTAGATTTTGTCCGTAAGGTATTGGAGTTTAAAGGAGAACAAGGTAACTATTACAACTCAGTTCCTTATCAA